AGGGAACATAGACATTGTAGAACTGCCTCTAAAATCATCAACGTCTGCGTTTATAGCATCATATTCAGTATTGGCATCTTGAATATTTTTAGAAAAACTTTCAAACTCACTAAAATCCATATAATTTTTCAAGGTGGGGTCGTTTGCAATCATCTTTGTAAAATATTGAGCTTTTTGAGAATCATTCAACCCACTTGATTTCATTATATTAAGATGATTATTAAAAATTGTTTTTTTCTCTTCCTTCAGTGCTTGTTCATTTCTATATACATTATTTTTACGAAGTTGTTCATCTGCAACCTTATCCCTACCACTACGATATATTTTCTCTTCCCGTCTATTTGCTTCAGCTTGTTTAAGCTGTTCAAACTTTAAAAAATAATTAGGGATTTCTTCTAAGAAGTCAGCAAGTGGAGTTGAATAATTACCTGTATCGTATATACTTCTACGCCTAGCCATTTGTTATACCCTTGCCCATTTGTCTATTCCTTAAATCTTTCAATATTTTACCAACCTTTGCATATGATACATTCTCATTTAGCCATTGCTTTCTCTTCTTACAGCCGCCGCACTCTTTTATTTTACCACGTGATACGGTATTAATAATAGAAGATACTGTATCCCCTAATCCTTTTTGTGAACATCCTTTGCAATTACTCATATATATACCTATGGTCTGTCTGTGTCTGAACCAGAACCTGTGCCTTGTTGGCATTTTGAAAGAGCATCATCCCAATAGTATCCAAAAGGACAATTACCTTCTCCATACTGATTTGGGTCAACCACGTCGCCTGCTCCACCTGAGCCTCCTTCACACGCTTGAATGCAATTACTATGTTCATCAGAGCCTACAATCAAATTGCTACATTGACCGCTACAAGGGTCAATTAGTGGAGGAGGTATGTATGGAGCGTCATCTCCTTCCTCAGTCCGCCAATCATCTGCGCCTAAATCCCCAATAGCACTAAGTAAGTCACTTTCATATCCTCGTTCCATGCGCCAGATATCTTGCTGTAAATCAAGGTATGACTGTGCTTCATCTACCCCAATGCCAGATAATTCTCCAGCAATACCTTCTCTTTTCAAACCTATATCTGCAGACACATCTCCAAAGCCACTAATTATATCACCTCTAACATTAGTCATTGCTTGTGCGCCTGCTCCGCTACCAGCAAAGCCAGTGCCAGCTTGTTTTTGTTGAGCTTGTTGAGTTAAATCTAATAAGCTTTCAGTTCCAGTTCTCCTTGCCGTAGCCAATGAAGCATCTAATCCTCTGCCTCTAAGAGCTAAAGCGTCTTTTTGTAAATCAAATCCCTCACCCCTTAAATCATATGCCTCTCTAGCCATATCTGCACCAGTAGGGTCATAAGTCGGCAAAAGACCATAAGCATCCGAGTCTGGTACTATGCCTAATTTAGTCAACATGTCTGCTTGTGATGTATCTGCAAAAGGGTCGAAATCAACACTACCACCGTGATGATAACCTTTTACGTAATCTAATAGACCGGGCATATTAACTCGCTAAGTATCCTAATAATGTATTTGGGTTTTGTTTTATCATTCCGCCCTTGTTTGCAAGAATTTCGCTCCCAAAAGCATCTACTCCAAATTCATCAAATAAGTTAAAATATTTGCCGGGATTTTCACGACCAGCAATTTTACCAAACATATTAGACGCATCGGGTGCAAAACCTGCGGTTAATCCAGATTTGAGTCCTGACAATGCCGCTCTTTCAAACATACCGCTTTGATATTCTTCTCCCGCACGCTCAATATCTCCCAAGCCTGCTTCTTTTGCATACATCATATCCATATCTACATCCTGTTCTTCGCCGTAGCCTGCTTTTTCACCGAAATATTTTGTAGCTCCCGTAGCACCACCAACTAACCAAGGAAGCGCAAGGGCGGCTGTTGCCGGATTAGAAAAAAGTAATGGTGTAAGCCACGCCGCACCTGCACCGCCAGCGAGACTAGCTATAGAACCAAATAATCCAGCTTTTTTCTGCTTTTCAACTTGTTCAGCCTGTGCTTCTCCAAATTCATCTAACGCTAATTGTTTTTTCTTTTTCCTAAATAAAGCGGCATATGCTGGAGATATGTGTACATCACCGCCTTCTTGAAATGATTGTGGTTGTAGCTGTAATTGCCGTCTAGGGTATTGCTGTTGTAAGTTACCGCCATACTGCATACCAAGTAAAGTTCTCATAGAGACTCCTTATATAAACCACGTAAAGTGGGTAAAATTTCACGTTTTAAAATAACAAATTTTTTCATCTTTTAAAATACCTTATATCTATTCTATTTTTATATAACAACTTCTACTCTCCATACAGATGTTACATACCAATCTATATTACCACTTGGGTCTGTACTTGCATCTATAGATAATCCTATTTTATCACCAGCATCAACAGTTGGATTTGCAGTCCAATCAGAACGGTTTATAGTTATCAATGTATCACTAACTAAGTTGTCGGGATTGTATAGATATGTAGCTATGGAATCTACAGTTGTATCTCCATCGTCCTGTTTATCTAATGCAAATGTAAGATTGGCACTTGCGGCTGAAATAGTTTCTGGTCTTACAAATAATTTATGTAGTGTCATTTTAAATGGAACTAAAAATGCTGTAGATACTGCATTCATATTAGCGGCATCTGATATACCATACCAAGGTAGATAAGTTTCAGTAGTTCCAATATCAGCAGTAAAATTATGAGCTATAAATCTATAGTCTATAAATTTATTAGTATACTTTAATGTATTAGCAGATAATGTTTTATCTACATACTGGTCTCCATTAGAAGACATATAAGATTTCCATAGTTTGCCATACTTTTTTCTGTATAAAGCTAACTGGCTATTAGATTGTTTTTCAATAGCAACTTGCCCATCTAACATACCATGTACTGATGGCTTGCCCTTAAACTCAATAGACGATTGTTTCGTGTTGATTAACTTTCTCATGTCTCTATCAGTTAATGCCATTATGTTACTGCCTTATTACCGATAACTCTATATTCAATAGTCATATCATTAATTTCAAATATACCCGCAGTTGGTGCATCAAATTTAATTTGTATACTTTGACATGAAATAGGATTAGTGGTTGTTAAGGTAACAACATCCCATACATCTGATGTATCGGCAAAATTTCCGGTAAATGTACCACCACCACCTCCTGAAAAATTCTGTATACCATCTATAGCATATTTAAATGGAGTAGTTTCTGCTCCATCTGATTTATAAGTTACAATAACTTTATATATTTTCTTGATTAATCCCGGTTCACCAAAATCTATATCTTTTGTAACAAAATCTTGGTTTGCTTGAGCAACGCTTACTGGTAAATATTTTTGAAATGTAGCAGTGCTACCATTATCATACGCAAGCACTAAATTATTATTCCAATCTGTAATAAAATTTGTGTAACTCTCACTATCTGTAAATATCTTTGTATTATAAGACCATCCATTACTGTCAAAATCGTATATCCAAGCCTGTTCAGAGCTACTTGTAGAATCATTAGGGCTTCTCATCATTATAAGAGAATTACTAATTGAATCATATCCTAACATTACATCTTTTAAATGAGTAGTTCCTCTATACCAATCGTTCCAAGGTCTATTCGTTTCTGTAAAAGAAGGACTACTAACTGCTACTTTTCTATCAATTAAATTTCTTACACTTTTACCATCATATAAATAACATCCATCATCAGACACCCAAGCTATGCCATACTTAGTTTTAGCAACACTAAAGGGGAAATTGACACCAAAGTATTTAACAGTTTCTTCAAGATACCAGTTAGAGGCACTTGGGCTCGCTATATTAATAATATGTACCAGATTATTTTTGAATGCTAAAAGCCTATCAGCATAAGATTCTATAGCAGTATACTCACCAAAGTCTCCCTTAGACACATCTATAAAATTGTGTTCGAGGAATGTATCAAACTTTCCAATCTCACTATACATCAGCCTATCGCCATACTTCTCAATATCTCCACTTTTCGTTTTTATTTTAACATTAGCTATAAAAGCTCTTCTATTAGCTACTACAGAAGCTTTATATAATTCCCCAGCTCCACCAATAGCAACAAAATTAACATCAGGACTAAATCCGTTTATAGTTGTATATGTATCAAGATTTGGACTTGTTGAATTACCAACAGCGCTACTAACAACGTAATAACCTTTACCAGCTTCATAAGTCCAATCAACATGGTCTCCATCAAGTGTCGTTCTAACTCCCTTAACTATATCTATATCTGCTAACAATACGAAATCATCATCTGTCGTACTTAATCTAGTATAAATTCTACCTCCAGTTATTCTTCCATTATATGCTAAATCGGCATATATAGAAACTTGTAATGATTTTTGACCTGCCGCATCATGAGTAAAAGCTGTTTCAGCCGCACCATTACCCATCTTTACTGGCAAAGATTCTTGATTACCGTCATATATAAATGATTGATAAAACTCGTATGTACCTTCTTCCCAATCTCCTTCAGCAGTTCCATCATCAACTCCTATATTCCAACCAAGTCCACGCTCCAATATTGGAGAATCTGTATCAGCGAAACTTGCAAAAGGAGCAGTTCCTCCTGCTAAAGCTCCTCCATATGCCCTACTATATGTGATTGGGTCGCCACTGGTTCCAGACGCTTTTTTACAAAATAAAAATTCCTGAGGAAAAGTACCCGTTGTATCTGTCGCCACATCGGTTGTATTACTAATTGATATAACTTCTCCAGCAACAGCTTGGTCTAAAATATCATCATCGCCTGTACTCTCAAATGTAAAGCTAGTTGTTGTTGCATTATGGGCTCCATCCAATCTTAATGGGTTATCAGTAGTAGAATCTTCCTTATATTTTACAACACCCCTATTAACCCCTTCTCCTGAACCATCTATTGCTGTATAATAATTAGTAGCTGTACTGCCAGTACGGCTTGTAGTACCATATGCATATGTCAATATTCCTGATGCTATTTTAGGAGGGGCTAAATTATTTGGATGTTCTTGCCATTCTGCAAATATTAAACCAGTATTTGAATTAAACTGATGTCTTTGTATATATCCATACCATTTTATAAAACTTGAGTTCTCTTCATTAATATTACATACTCTCAATGCTTCATCTGCAAAATGATATATATATTTAGCAGAATCTCCTTGAATAGTAGGACTAATAGCAGATGCTTCCCATCCATTAGCGGAACCGGGACTTATACCAACATAATCAGTAGTAGCATTATTTGACCAAATATCAACACCATTAGCATTATCAACATCTCCCAATGCTACTAATTTATCTCCCGGAGCCCTTATAACTTCTATTTGTGGGTTTCCACCAGAATTTTCATCAGTTAATGTACCACCTTTTACACAATAATATATATCCATATCACCAAATGTAAGAGTAGTTGAAGATGGAACAGTACCCGTTACTGCTGGAGCTATAATAAAAGTTAATGGGTCAGTAGCTGAAATGGTTTTTACAACAGAACCAGCCGCTATATTTGCATGTCCAGAAACAGATAGCCCTACTATAATTTGAGTATTAGTACCATCCATTGTTATAGTAGTGCCGCTAGTAATATCAGACCCATGTGTAGCATCGGTAAAAGTAGTACCAACACCTTCACCAGTAGTTCCAGTTGTAACCACATCGGTTATAGTATATACACTATTATTACTAGCTGTTCCAGATACTTTTATTGTATCACCAATTTTTATTAAACTATTTGTATAGATAGTGCTATTTACAGCATTTAAACCTCCTACAAGTGTTATATGGCTTTGTGATGGTACTGGCATATTATAATGGAGACTCTCCTTCGATAGTCTCCAAATCAGATGAAGTTTGTACTAAATTAAAAAAAATGTTACCAACAGATGTACCTAATGTCAAATTATTACCAGTTCCGGGATGTAGTGTATCAGTAATAGTATATTCATTGTCACGGCTATGGTCAGATTCAAAATAAAATAAACCGTATCCACCAGAACCTTCAATGTTAGCAGTCCTATTAACTATATATTCAGTTAATGGAGTTGAACTTGTATCACCATCTGAATCCGCTAAATTATCGTATAACCCACCAGCAGTTTTTATTTTACCAAGAGCATCAATAGACATATTTTGAATAAATGAAGATTCATTAGGTTTTATATCCCTTGGGTCTTGTCTGTTATTTATACCACCAGACCAATCTCGTATCGTTAATTGCTGTTTAGGCACTATTTAGCGCCTTTGAATTTTGAGAAGAACCCTTTCTTCTTCTTTTTACCTTTCTTCTTAATCTTCTTGCCTTTCTTCTTCTTTTTAATCTCAGACATGGCAACATCAGTCGTATCTAATACAACTGGCTGTGGTTGCGAACTATTAAGAATACTAACTAAAACCATTGTAGTAATTGTTTTCATTTTATTTTCCCTTAAATACACCTTCTAATAAATCTGTTACTACATCCATCATTTCTTCAAAGAAGATTTGTTCTTTCTCTTCCTTAACAAACGGGATGTTAATTTTCTCATTCATTTTTGTAGCCAACATATCAGAAAATTCATCAGATGCTATATGTCCCATAGCTTCTTCTTTCATTTTATCTGCTTGCTCTTCAGCTAACCTTACTAACATTGATTTAATATCCATTACATTACCTTCATTATTAGGTTTACGATTATAGGAATAGCAAACATTGCTACCCCTCCCCAAGTTTTGATTTCCACAAGCCTTGACTCATGTTCAGCTACCTTGCCATTAACTTTATCAAGATGCTTATCAATTCTTTCTATATGTTTAAAAATAGATACTTGTCTTTCATTTAACCTTGTGAGTAAACGAATGACTTCTTCTCTGTGCTCTTCTACTTTCATTTTCCATTTATCCTACCAGATAAGTATGCAATCTTTTCAGAAGCCTCAGACAGCTCTCTAACGACATCTTCCCTGTGCCGCAAAGAAACATCATCTGATTTATTCCATCGTTCAATTAGTTTTATAATCATACCTTCCATATTCTCTAAAGTTTCTGACTGCCCACGATTTTCAACTTTCAAATCTTCCAGAGTCTTTTGTTGAGCATCTGATTTCTTTGACATTGACACAACTAAATAAACAAACATCACGCCTACAACGCCAATCATCCCCGCTTCGCCGTATATCGCCATAAAATCCATTATTCATATTACCTTACTTATTTCTCATTAC